CCCAATCTTTAACCTCTGGCGATACATCCTTGAGGCTATCCACGTTTGCCACAAAAGCTTTGGTAGAAGAGATGATGCTTTTATACTGCTCCTCTTCTTTTTTCTGTTTAGCTAATGCACCAAACACCTGAGCACCAACATTGCCCAAATTGCTGAACATTTGGCCATAAGCCTGACCAGCATTCTGAATGCTTTGGGCAGCAGATTGGGCACCCTGAGTGATAGGGGAGTAGTCAATGCGACCTAGGGCTGGATTTACGGTACTTCCAATCATTGTATTTTGAAATTATAGGGTGGACGAGAAAGCGGCCAATTCTTCAATCATGCTATTGACGGACACGCCAGACATACGATAGCCAATATCTTCTGTCAACAAGTCGTAGGAACGGGTGACACCGCCATAAACCTCAATGGCTTCAATGACTTCGCCGCCCTTAAAGCTGTTGCCAACATTGTAGTCCATCGAGCGTTCACCTTCAATGCGGTGCATATCGCACACAGAAAAGTTCTTGCCATTATCGAGATGGAAACGATGGAAGCGTTCGGCTTCTGGGTTCTCGGCATACTCATGTTTAATGAGCACCTTAACGGGCTTGCCAGAGAAACCAATGACGCTATCACCAGAACGGATGTCTTCAATGGCCACTTGGCCTTCTGGTGTATCAATGAGTTCGCCTTCTGGGATACACGCCATGAAAATCTTGGCAGATGCCGCACTTCCAAGAATGCTACCAAGTCCGCTTGCAATACCAGCAGTCTTTGTAGCAGAGGCACTTGATTTAGCAGCCGCCAATTGAGCAGCAGCAGAAGTATCCGCAATTTGTTTATTCGTGATGTTGGCTTGATTGGCCAACGAAAGATTGATGCCCGTATCTGGATTGTACGTCGTGGGAGTATTGAACGTCTTAGCCAAGTCCAGAGCGTAGCCTTGTTGGGCAGCAGCGGTCTGAGGAGCATTGCTCTGTTGGCCTAACAGCATAGCCGTTGGGTCATACGCAGCCCCACGATAGCCTTGAGCTAGATTGAGGGCATAGGCGCGATTGGCTTCAGAAGCCTGTGTACCAGCTTGACCTAGAAGGCCAAGATTGGAGATGTTCTGTTGTTGCTGATTGGCAGCAAACAAACGATTCTGAGCAGCAACGTCCATGCCAGCAGCCTGATTGGTAAGCGCAAATTGATTGGCGGCTCCCTGATTGGCCATAGCATATTGAGCTTGGAGCTGGGCGTTCGTAAGCTGACCCTGATTGCCAGCCTCAGCTCGGAACATACCCGCCTGATTGAGTGCAGCTTGGTTGGCAAGGTTGGCTTGGTTCTGAGCCGAAGCCCCAAATTGACTAGCCTGAGAAATGTTCTGGGCGTTCTGTAAAGCAGCTTGATTGGCCGCATTAGCCGTAAACTGAGCGGCTTCCGCACCAAGACCAGCAGTGAACTGATTGGCTTGGTTGGTAGCTCCAACATTAGCCAGAGCAACATTTTGATTGGCTTGTTGATTGGCCAGCGCAGCCTGAAGCGCAGCCTGTTGATTGGCCTGTTGCAGACCAATTTCCTGACCATAAAGACCTGTCCCAAAGTTACGATTGGTGGTGAGGTCTTGAGTGTAAGCCTGATTGAGAGCAACGGCCTGAGCTAAGTCTTCAGCTTGACGTTGACGCATTGCACCAGAACGAGCCGCAGCTTCAGCAGCAATGGCTGGATTGCTCATCTCAATGCCACGCGCAGCATAGGCTTCACGGGTGCCTTGCTGAACATTACGAAGTTCTTCAGGGGAAAGCTGACCTGTACTAGCGGCAAATTCTGCCGCACGACCACCAAGGAGTTGAGCAGCCTGACTTGGGCCAGCTTGTAAAGCCTGTGCGTAAAGAGATTGACCAAGTTGACCACGGGCAAGACGTTCAGCCTCTGTCTGCATACCTGTGCCAGCCTGAGCAGCTTGATAGCCTTGTGGAGTGTAGCCTTGGGACTGATAGCCTTGAGCTTGGGCCTGTTGAGCCTGATAGCCCTGAGATTGAGCTAGGGCGGCGTTATAGCCTTGTGCCCCTGTTTGCGCGGCATTATAGCCACCTAAGCCTACCTGTGGAGCACCACCCAATAGGGATGCTTGAGCTGGATTGAACTGAAGGTTGCCAAACTGTTGAGCGTTCTGGATGGCAGAGCGCATCCCGGCATACTGATCGGCACCACCCTGTAAAGATTCAGCCCGTTGTAAGCTACCAAGAACCTGTGGGTTTATTTGGTTGTAGGTGGCAGCAAGCTGAGGAGCAAGAGCGGCAACATCAGCCGCGCCAGCAGTACGAAGGGCAGTATTTGCCGCTGTCTCTACGCCACTGGTAACACCACCAGCTTCTTTAAGGAGATCAAGAGAGCCGCCAGTTCTAGCAGTGAACTGTGGCGTAAGCCCTTCCGCATCAGCAGCAGCCTTGGCATATTGCTCCAAGCTGCCGTACATCTGGGCGTAACCGGGGTCGCCGCGATAGTTAGCTAGAATGTCTGGACGAGCGGCAAGAAATGCCTGTGGGTCAAACGCAGCAGCACCAGCGGTATATTGGCCAATGTCCTGAAGACCAAGAGCACCAAATTGAGGACGAGCAGCAGCCTCAGCACCCAACAGAGCTGTAAGGGTTTGGGGGTTGGCTACGCCAGCGAGATAGTCGCGGGTAGCTTGGCCGGGGTCAAAACCAAATGGATTGGCAGCAGGAACATTTGTTGGGTCAGCAACCATGTCTTGCTCATACTCGCCTGTCTGTGGGTTAAAAGCCATAAAATTAGAGGGAAGATACTGCGTAAACGCTACCTGTGGTTGTGCCGTAGGAATAGAGTTTCACCACCATTGCCTGACCAGCCGTTAAAGAAGCAGGGAAGCTACCACCAGCAGAAATCCAAGCTGGCCAACTTGTTGTGATGGTTCCACCCGTATTGTTCTTGAGGGCCACAATGTTTATTTGGCCATCATCAATGGCTGAGAGAGCAAACGTGCTATTGCCGCCGAGTTGAATGACGGCATTACTAGCAGCCGCCAAATTGAGCGTAATAGTTCCGCTTGTTGGGTAGCCTGTTTCGGGTATTAAATTGAGCAGCGTAATGTCAGCAATGCTCGAACTGATATTACCCGTAATTGGGCCTGTAAAGTTTCCGGCAATAGCTCCCGTTCCTGTAATAGTTGGCGATGTTAACGTCTTGTTTGTTAACGTCTGGCTTGCTGTTAGTTGAACAATGTCCGAATTGGTGATGCTTGCAATCTTTGTAGCCGTAGAAGCATTGCCCGTAACATCGCCCGTTACATTTCCAACTACCGCGCCCGTGTGCGTACCCGCGCTATTGCCCGTTAAATTGCCTGTAACATTGCCTGTGACGGCTCCAGCAAGGGGGCCAGAGAACGCTGTGGCGGATAGTGTGCCGCCGCTTGTCCAGCTAGGGCCACCTGTGCTTAACTTGGCCGGGGTGATGCCGCCGTCCTTAACAATGATGGCTCCACCAGAAAGCTGTGTGGTTGTGCCATCAACGGCACCAGATACGAACGTAGCCGCATCAACCAAATTATTGAGGTTGGTTGCACTAATCTGTGTGTCAGCAACGATTGTTGCTCCTTTGGATAGAATGGCCATGTTATGAGGCTTGTGTTAAGGCTCTGAATGTAGGTGATGCTGTGAGCTTTACTAAACGCAACTTGGGTCGTCCAGCAGTCGGAGTATATCGAAGTTGCATCCCGTAGGCCCGAATGTTGCCAATTCTACCACGCAAGGATGCGTCTTCGCCCACTGGAAGCACTTCACCTAGGATGTCAGATACAGTGCCAAGCTCAAAGTCGCTGTCCAAGTTTTCGGACACAGCTTCAATGAGCGCATCCGAGTTGTTGCTTTCGCTCGATTCCGTGTGAATTTCAAAGCTATTGAACTTCTTGCGCTCAGGGCTTTGGAATGTGAACTCGCGGGTTAAGGCTTCAGACTCAACATGGAAGAAGCGGGATGGAAGGCCGGGGAAGGTGTAGATGTTATCAACGTCATCTACGCGAGATTCCACTTCGTTAATGCCGCCAAAGCGATTGATGGCAAAGAGACGATTGACGCCGCCAGCCCCAGAGGTTATGAAGTTGGCTACGTCCCAGCCCTCTTGCTCAATTAGATCAACGCTCTCCCAGCCCTGATTAAGCAGGTTGTAAACAAGAATGGCGTTGTTGTAGGTGGAGGTGCCTAACGGAACGGCAATGTAGTAGCGATTGTTGTGATAGATGGCTACCGACTTGTCAGCATACGCCTTGTTGATTTGGCGGATGATGGGGTCAATTGGGTCAGACAAAGGAAGTCCTGCTCCGCGAAGATTATAGAGGTCGCCGAAGGCTGTTGCGTAAACACCGTTGTCTGAAAGGAAGAAAATTTGATTGGCAATGGTTACAACGGAACGACGGGCCACAAGCCCGGCTTCGCGTGTAATTTCTTTGAGCGTAATGTCCGTTAGGCTACCGGATAGCCCGCTAAGCAAATGAATGCTATTGCGATTGAGCACCACAGCATTGTCATCCGTGAAGGGGTGGACGTATTGGAGATAGTCCGCAATGCCCGCAGTAACTTTGAACTGATTTTGAATGTGGTCATAAGTATCTGAATCGAAAACATCCGAGAAGATTAGCTCATCTCGCACGTTTCGGCTAGTGATTGTTTCACTACCAGATGTGCCCGTAGAGGTGTAGTAGTAGGGGCAGATGATGCGGCGTTGGTGATAGACTCCCCACGGGGGCGCGGGCATATGAACAAAGCCAATGCCCTGAGACTGAGCCACAGAATAGGTCACTTTGTGACTTGCGTGATCTACGACTTGAGCAAAGAAAGTGAAGGTATTGGCGTTAGGAACAGACGCAATGGTGTAACCAACTCCGTTTTCCACTAAGGGAGTTGTGCCATTATCCACCACAAAAATCTGTCTGCCAACGGAAAGACCATGAGCCGTCTCAGTTACAGTAACTAAACCGTCTGTAATGGTTGTATTGTTGCTTGCATCGTAATACACCGTGTTGGCGTAGGTGCCGTTTGCCACCTTAACAAAGGCTGGGGTTCCCGTGAAGCTACCATCCCAAGAAAGAGCTGTAAGGCCGTCGCGGAAGATGAACACCTTGTTGAAAGCCTGAATCATCTCGACATCATCCGTAACTGTAATACCAGTGGGATAGGTGATGTTGGTGGAAACTCCCGTAGCGCAATTGACGGCAATGGCCTTGGAATTTAGGGCAATGATGAAATACTCGTCATTGTCATCGGAGGGGTCAGAGAACAAGCAGGAGCCATAGGCATTGTTGATGTTGCTGCTGATGAAAGGAGCCCCGGCGTAGTTGGTGCCGCCAATGCTGTATGTCTCACTTCCGGTTGCGTTTGCAATGGTAAACGTGAAGCTGTTGGAAGCAGTGACAGTGATGGTGCGATTGCCATTGGGGTTGACGGTGCCCGTAAGTCCAAAGATGCCAACCAGCGTGTTAGTCGTAAAGCCGTGGTTGACGGAAGTAGTGATAGTTACCGTCGTTGTGCTGCGCGTTGCGCTGCTGATGGTGCGGTTAGTCCAAATGTAGAACGGGACAACAAGGGCTTCACCGCTATTACCCAGTTCTGGGCCAAAAGCATTGGCTCCTTTGCGTGGTTGCCAAGCTCCGTCAATGTCCATGCGTCCATTGATGGACACAGCCAGCTCGCCAGTCTTTAGCTGATCGGGGCGCAGGCGAGCATTGATACGGGAAAACCCAATATCAACCTCATCATTGAATTGACTATCTTTTTCGCCAAAGCTATTATAACGAGCCATTGGCCCATTATACCTTGCGCCGCTTGTAGTCCACGCCCTTAATTGTGCCCTTATTACGGGATGCGTAGAACACGGCTTCGCCTCGCTTCTTGCCATACTCTTCAAGCATGGCCTTCTTTATCTTCTTACCCTTTTTGGTAAGCGGCATAATTAGCAAGCCTTACGCTTACCGTAGCCCATCTTCTTGTCGCCGTATTCCATTTTGCGCTCGCGTTTGCCTTCAGCCTTTTCGTGCTTCATCATTTGCTTGCGCGACTTATACTTTTCGTTTTTCATGCTCATAGGAGAATATTAACACGACCAAGCCCTGCGGCTCCAGTAGTTGGCCGACAGCTTGTTTGTTGTGCCTTTAATGCCGCCAGAACGAGCACAATAGGACTTCTTCCGTGCGGGTTGGCTCTTCTTAATCGTCATGTTGGCGTCACCAAAACGTATCACTTTGGATTTACCATTGGCACAGGCGCGAACAACGCTCTTCTTTCCGCCGCTTATATCGCGTCTTGGGCTGTTACAGGGTAGATTGCGTGGGTTCATGGGTCAAATGGCCTTAAATCGCAAGGAAAGGGGGTTCTAGCCCCTATTGGCTTCCTTCTTCTTACGGCGTTTCGGCTTAATTATAACAGAAGCAGCCTTTTTAGCCCCAATCCAAGGAGCCACGGCAAAGACAATACCTAGCCCAGCAGCCACACTAGCAAAGCGTTCAAAGGCTAACAAGGCACTATCTGCCGATTTCTTATACTTACGGGATGTTTCTAGGTTTTCCAATAGGAGCTTGTTGATGAGCTCTGTCATTGGGTCAATGACGCCGTAGAGTTCAGCAGTCATGGCAGGGGAGTTGAGCGTCTCAATGTTTCCTTTGTCACACGCTTCTCGCGTTTTCTTCAGATAGGCTTTAACCAACTTATGTTTAGCCACCAGCTCTTTAGGCTCTCCAAACTCGGCAATGAGCCGTTCAGCTTCGGCTTCTAGCTTGGTTAGCGAAGCGCAAAACTCCTTCCCGTCTATCAATTTCTTGCTCGCTTTAGCCTGACCATCCACAATAGCCAAGCCGTAGATGTCGAAAAGTGGGCTAAGGACATTGCTAGTGAGGGCAAACTCCCTGTCGCTTTCCGCAATGTTCTCCGAAACCTTCTGTACCGTAACCACCCCAATGCCCGAAAAACAAACAACAGTTGCGGCTAGCGCAGCAGTGATTAGCTTCGGGTTCATTTCTTAAGGAGCTTGCTTGGATTCTTGGAATACCGCTTCGCCAGAGTTGTTAGCCCGTCAATAATCTCAGGTGAGATGACGCCCGCAACGCCGTAGGTTATCGCCTTCACGAATGAGCTTACCTCGATTTGTTCGACGACGAACCAAGCGATGCTGCTTACGATTGCGGCCATCACGATGCGCCGAATTGATTCCCATACGTCGCCTTTGATTGGATTCGCCAGC